TATCATGCTTTTTCTATTGTCTATTTGCTCTAATTTACGAATTGCCCAATTAATGCCCGCATCACCGCCCCAAGCGTCCCACATTAACCCACCGCAACCCTCTGAATAAGGCACATCTTTATGTTGTTGATGCCTTTTAAAAGATGCCATTCTAGCAATGGTATCACGAGATATTTTCTCTCGGTTTGCTAGTTGATTTGCTCTAGTCCAACCTACTGGAGTGCCACAATCACTTCCATTCTCCTCTTTCCACTTTAATGCTCTTTTTGCATTATTTGTAGCTGCTTCTGGATAGTCATTATATGTTTCTTCTTTTAACTCCAAACTTTTCTCTCCCTCTTGCGCCAAATAAGCTGCATAGGCACGCTCTGCGCTATCACGTGAAGTGTACATACATTCTCCGTCTCCGATCCTATATTTGCCGTTTGAACAAGCGTATATTGGCATAATTATCTTTTCATTATTAATCTTCCGTTCTCATCCCTTTTCGGCACAAAACCAACTGTACATCTACAATTGATTGTGAACCCTGCTGGGGCAGTTGGGTCTCCAGGTTGTGCAGCTAGCACCGTATCTCCTTTTTTACCAGTGGATGTGAACGGCTCATTAAAAGGAACTGTTGCACCATCCATGTTAAAGTGATCGTAAGAGTTTCTAGGAATCCTACGAGTTCTTATATCTCTACTAGCTATCCAAACCTTATCTACTTCAAAGTTATGCAATTTTGCGCCTTCCATTGCTGCATAGTTACTTGCACGCATAACCTCCGTTCTTGCTATTCTTCTTGCCCTCATCATTGCATATCCCAACTCATCACTTTGTACGATCTGCCTACTGATCTCATCTATACCAAGTCCCTCTGCAACGCCTTTATTAATGATGGCTAGTAATTGCTTTTTTGTTGTTTGCGTAATGTCTGCGACAAGCATAAAGCCATACTGAGCCAAAAATTGCATGATGGTAGTAATGAAGTCATCATTTAAGCCAAATGGATTGGCTGCTTTCTGACTCATATTTCTTACTGCTCTAAATGATGCATTTCCGAACATAATTGCTGCTTCTCTATAAAGCTGCATCATTATTTTCATCATCTCATCATTCCATGCGTAAGCACCCATCAATGTTTGCGCCGCACCCGTACCATAAAGCCTCACATCACTTGCTACCTTCTCTAGGTCCTTGCTAATTGCCTTCTTAAATAAAGAACTATATTTTGCATCGAGCTGCCTACGCATCCTTTCAAACTTCACCCAATATTCGCTTCTTTGCTTCGCGTTCATCGATGCACTTTTGTTTATATGCTGTCCTCAATGACATCATCATCCTCTTCTCTACTGCGCATTGCTGCTCGCTCTTCTGCTTGGGATATTTCGTCATCACTATCCTCATTATCTCCTCGTCTGTTGTTTGCGATGTTATCTGATCCGTTGTCCATGCCATCTTCTTCGCTTGGTGGTACTGTTAGGTCCATCACTGCTTGTTCAATAGGAATTAACCCACTATTGATATAAGCATACTCAAATGCCCCTTCTCTTTCTTGATAGTTCATTGCAACACGCTTTTCATCCATTGTTAACCAATTGGCATCACGAAGTGAACGAACCATTCTCTCCATGTCTTGCTGCATCTCTGGCAGTGCCGTAATGTCGAAGTCGATAAAATAATCTTCTCCGTAACGTGGCAATAAAAATTTATTTAACTCATCACGCAACTGGCAACACATTGGAATAATTGTGTTGGTGATCAAATCACGCATTGCGTTTTGATAGTTGTTGTAGCTTGATGTGTCAACATCGAAAAGCACTGCTGGAAGCCCAAACACTCTGCACCATTGGTGCATACTCATTCTGAGTGTGTTCACCAGCTCCATGTCAACACTAGATAGTCCAAAGTTTAAATAGTCCCAAGGGGTTTGCAGCACTGCTACTCTTCCCTTATTATCTATTCCGTTTAGATTCTCATTGACTGCACGTTTAATATCGTTCGCTTGATCGATTGTAAATGATGGCACAATGTTACCAAGTGGCTTTGGAGTAATTGCTCCTTTTGCACCTCCATTGCCAGTCATTGTTGCACTTGCATCAGCAGCATTGTTACTCATGCGAAGCGTCTTATACGCAGCACGAAGTGGAGATAGTCCACGTAAATGCGTTCTGCGAGTTGCATCGAAGTCTGGATTCCAGCTTCTCCACATCATCACTTGCTCTTTCGGTAGATCAACACCAGCACCGATTTGCAATTTATATCCTGCAATTGCATACACATCTTTCGGATCGGGATAAATCTCTAGGAACTGAGTTGGTAAAATATTAAGCTCACTAAATGTACCCCCTATTCTACCATCGTTGCCGTAAATGTTTCCCTCACCACTTAAATATCTATATCCAAATAAATTCTCGAAGAACTGATCTTGCGATTGATAAGAGTTAGGTTGCTCAAGTAAACGTGCTAAGGGTGTACCAAGGACAATGTTCTCACTGTATGCGTTTTTACGTGCAATGATAGCTTGCTCAAACGCACCACGATTTGAAACTCCTTTTACAAGTTGCTTGTAACGCATTAAGTTTGTACGAGCTTTCTCTCCTGGGTTTAGTTTATAAACATACCAAGGAATTGAAGCACTCTTACGCGCTAAAAAGCTCACAATGGAATAAACATCCGCATTTCCAAGATAACCTTGGTTTACGTACTCTATTCCAGTATAATCTTGTATTACCGAACTATTGATGCCGACCATTTGCACTGCACTTGTCGGATAAGGATTGATGCCCTTCTTTTTGAATAAATCAAATAATCCCATGTTGTTATATTGCTCCCCAAGTTACACTTGGGATTGTTAATTTAGAATATATTGCATATCTCATAGCATCACTAATGTGGTCATTGAACTTGACTGGTTGATCAAGTTTATTACCATTCCTATCCGTTTTCCAACGGTAATTTTTTACCTCTTTAAGTAAATTTACGGAATCTTGATGAATGTATAGTGGAGTAGCCTTAACGGAACGTATTCCCTCAAGTACATCCTTATTAGCTGGCTTCGCATTTAGTCCTTGTCTTACCAACTCTTCAATTGTTTTTGGCTCTGCGGCATCGCAATAAATTTCATCAAACTTATCTATGCCCAAAGCTACAATTTTTTCCACTAAGTCATTTGTAGTAAGTTTAGTTTCGTAAAGCAGCTCTTGTACATACGCCGCATTTTCATAAAACACTACTTTGACCATTGCACTTGGCACGTTGAATCCAAAGTCTAAGCCATACACCGTCTCACCCTCTGGCATTGTTTCCGTTGTTCGGTAATGAAGGTAAATTAGGTCTTGGCTCAATCCACGTTCACCAAGGCCATAGATTTGCCAATAGTTAGGGTCTGCATCTTTTAACCTCTCTAATTCGTCAACCAGTTCTTTTGGAAGGAAAGGATTGTCTTTGAAAGTAGTAATATAAAAATCAGCATCGTCTCTTGGAATCACATCATCGTAAATCCATGAGGAGATGTCCGATGGGTTATAGTCAATCACTATCTTACCTTCCGTTCTCATTATGAGCTGCATCCATGCTTCGTAACTTAATTCATTAGCCTCATTGCAAAATAAATAGGTTCTAGCCCTACCTCGAATCTTTTGTGGTTGATCAGCACTAACGAACTCGACCACGTTACCATTAAGCTGATATATTTGCTCTGTCTTATTGTGATTATCTTCAGAATATATCCCAAGGCGGGAAAGTATATCCACAAAGTCGCGTAGGACCGAACCTTTTATACTTGGGAGAGATTGCCTCACTATTGTTAATGTCTTACCATTCTCTTGGAGTAGCTTTACAATAAACCAAATAAGGATATTGTAAGTTTTCCCGCTTCTACTGCCTCCCTGCATGACCGTAATACGCTTTTTTGAGTCTTGCAATATTTCAAAGATCTTGTTAGTCTGAAGTTTAGCGTCCATAGTTTTAGTTATTTTCTAAAAATTTAGAAGGCGTTTATCAAGTCAAAAGTAGTGTATAAAAAGGGGGTCATTAGTGTATGTGGTTTTTATCTAGACATCATTTTTATAGCTACCAGAATTGGGTTTTGCCCCCTGCCCTGCCCCCTCGGAAAAAGTTTAAGTACCCCCCATTAGTGGCCGCAAAAAAACCCCAATGAGACGTACATAAACGGCCAAAAAAACCCCTATCCCCACGCTCGCCATCCGCCCGCCTCAAATTTAATTTTGCGCGTCCTCAAGGGCTTGTACATTGGGTTTAATCACCTCAATCTGTACTTGGTTCAATTGGCCTTCGATCTTAGACTCTATTTTCTGTGTTGGAAGTCCGATAAAGTACTGCATGTAAAGCTGAATGGCACGGCTATCGCCCTGTGCAATCTTCTCATGCAATACACGGAAAGCAGTCTCAGCCATTGGTTCGAGGCGTGCAATTATTTCCTCCTCTTCCATTCGTCTTTTGCGTCCAGAATTGGGGCGCCATCCTCCGTGTTTCTGTACTGGTTTACCAGTTTTACGGCTGATCTTTACTTGTCCGTCCTTGATTTGTTCTTGGCTAATCGTGTCAGTCATTTGCGGTTTTGTTTAGTTTTATAGCTTCCAAGTTATGTGTATGTCCTTTGTCATCGGGTGCTTCCCTTTCAAATAGTCGCAGGGTTACCCAACCATCTTGGCCCTCTAAATCTTTTATATATTGCTGAAAATCAGTTACATATAAATGAATGTAGACTGATCCTTCCTTACCTTTCTTTATGTAAAACCCTTTACGGCGCATTATAAGCAACAAATTACCATGCTTTTTGGCTATATTCTAGGCATGAAAACACATGATGTTGATAACTTTGTGAATAAAAATAATTGACTAAATATTTTTGTATGAATAAAATAGTTAGTAATATTGCTATACAAAAACAAACCAACATGAAACATTTAACCGCCTCAAACATTACGCCGATTATTATCGCGGCCGCTTTTTATGCAGTTATTTTTATCATCAATTTCATTAACCAATAAAACAAACCAACATGAAAAAGATTAACAACGTTAGCGAAATTATCTACTCAATGCTTATCGAGAATACCGGTGAGCATTTCCTCGACAGTGGCGGTGCTTACGGTAGGCATCATCAACGTAACGCCAACAAGTCAATAACTGACTTTTATAATGAGCCATTCGAGAAATACAATTACCAATATGGTGAAATAGAAAGAACAGTAAGTGTATTTCATTACCTTAATAATTTTGGTTTATCTATTGACCAAGTCTGCATTGGATTCAATCAACTTAATGAAGATGCAAAAGAATGGGATTGCGACGCTGATGTGTACGGCGTTTCTGCTGCTGCTTGGGATTATTTAGAAAATTATGTTAATGAATCATTAAATAAATGGGAGCGTGTTGTTTCAGATATACAAATCGTAAGAACATTCAACACATACAATGCAGACAGTGATTTGTCTCAAATATTGCAAGGATCTTACTTAAAATTGAATAATGAAGATTACATTTTACTTCAAATTCATGGCGGCTGCGATGCTCGCGGTGGTTATACTAATGCTCGTTTATTTAAATATGATTTTGACGAGTGTGAATATATGCCAGAATATAAAACACAAGACGAAATACTGGATGAAATAAGAGATGGTTATATCACAGAAATTGACGGAATAGATGCAAATGAAATACTAAATAAAATTGAAGCTCATGAAAATTAATAAACAACTTCTTTACTTAATTATTGCGCTTATTTGCGCAGGTATTATCATTGGACAATTACAAGATCCTTTTTGTAAATAATTAAACCAATCAAAAATGAACATAACAGTAAATCCCATTGAAATTGCTTGCGAATTAGCTGAAAATGAACTTAATGAAATTTATTCAGAATCAATGATAATTTATGAAGAGAATGAAGATGGAATAAATTACACAGAAAAAGCACAAGAAATATTTGATAGATTATATGATAAGCATTACTCATTTATAATGAATTTTAAAACCAACTAACATGGAACAAGTTATCTTTTTAAAAGACAAGGAAATAAATTCTGTTTTTGCCTTTTTTACAGAGCCAGAATATGGAGAATATGTATGCTTTGATCCAATTGGTGGCCATTCTGGATGTTGTTTAGAATATGTTTTTGAATGTGATGAGGCAACACAGGACGAATTTATGCCAGTTTATAAGCAGTTAACCAATGGGTATGGCTATGATTTACAAGTAATACCAAAGAATCAATTTAATTGGTGTGATTTTACATTAGGTTAACTGAAGAGGGGTAATGCCCCGAAACGCAATATAAGGCCATTTAAGGCCTTTTTGCGTATTAACCAATACTTACCTAGTGGAACAGATAGAAAGCCTCTACAATTGGCTAGAAATGCACCACAATGCCCTTGCAGTATCTTTTGCACAATGGGAGAACCCAAAAAATATCCCTTTTGTGCTTTATTGCGTGGCAATGTACGCAAAGCACCAATCGCTTACAAGATAACCCGACAACGGTATTCATTTTGTAGCATTTCGGCCAATTCTGACAGATTAACATCATACGGTACAAAAACAGATATTTTTTTATCGATCATGTAACGCTGGCTAATATAGTCCTGTATTGATGACAAAGCATTCTGAATGTTTTCATCCTTAATGCTTAATAAGTCATTTATAACAGATATGCCATGAATGACGCTGGTATGATCTGTATTTGTTAACTGGCCAATTTGCTTAAGCGTTGCGCCATAATAGTATTTAGATAAATAGTAAAACAAATGCCTACATACAACCAGTTCGCGGTAACGGCCTTTGGTCTTTACCCGCTCAATATCTTGACCCATGACAAAACAAACGCCCTCTAGTACATTAATTAACTGCATAAATGATTGATTTTCAATGTTTAATATATCGTTTCAATTACAACTATTGCCAAAAACAACCGATTTTGAGGTATTTTTGCCATATTTTGGGCCAAAAACCCCAAAAACCCCCAATCGCCAAAAACCCCTAAGCCCACCAAAAACTTCCCGCACCAAAAACCTTTTCGGAACCGTTTCGGTTTCGATCTGCCAAAAATCCCTAAGCCCACCAAAAACTTTCCAAGACCAATTTCCCAATTCGCCGCAATTCTCTATATACCCCACCCTATTAAAAAATATAAAAATAAATACCCCCT